CCCGCCAGTAGTGGCATATGTTGAACTAGCAAAGGAGTATATAGATGCATGAACAACTTGAACTTGAAACTATCGCAGAAGAGATTAAACTTACTGAAAGCAAACTTAGCGACTTGCGTAAGGAATATCGTGAGCGAAAAACTGCTGGTTTGCGTGAGGCTATTGCGGCACGTAACGAAGCCGATAGGGCTATTCAAGAAGAACTGAAGTCACTAGGTTATCGGTATCGCAGCAATCTACCGAATATCTTTTGGCGTGATATTGCATAAAAGTGCCTAACGCAAAACAATTTAGGGCAGCACGAAAATATGGGTATCGTAGCGGTCTGGAACTAAAGGTATCTGACTACCTAACCGAACTCAAAGTAGACTTCTTATATGAGCAAGTTAAGATTGAGTGGGAAGACCTAGCGTACAGAACCTACACACCAGACTTCGTGCTGTTCAACGGAATCATTATTGAAACAAAAGGTATGTTTACCGCAGCAGATAGACGTAAGCATCTGGCTATTAAAAAGCAGCATCCTAAATTGGATATTCGCTTTGTATTTGAGAGTAGCAGACGCAAGTTACGTAAGGGTGCTAAGTCTACCTACGGTGAATGGTGTATAAAATATGGCTTTAGATACTATGACAGGATTATCCCTGAAGATTGGTTGAAGGAGAAGGGTAAGAACAAGCATCCAAAGTTTATTAAGTTTGGCGGCACAAAAGTGAAAAGGAGATAAGTATGAGTATGATGGAGAAACTAGCTAGCGAAATAAACGAGGAAGATTTCCTTATCCGTGTCAGGCCATTCGCCAATGACGATGGTAGGTGGTCAGGTGAAGTTGATATATCTATTATGGCTATGCCAGACAACCCTATGGATGACGAAGATTATTATCAAGTAATGCACTTTGCTAAGATGATGTGTGCTTCCGTACCTGTCATGGAAGAGATGGAAGAATTACGCAATATTGTTCACGAATATGTCACGAAAGTTATGGACAACGAGATGGATATTGATGTAGAATTAGAGAAAGAAGCAGGTGTAGAAAAGACCTATGATGGTAACGTAGTACACTTATCCTTTAACACAAAGACAGGGGGTTCTGCATGAGTAGACACGAAAAATTTATGAAGATAATGAGGGAACAAGAGGAGTTACGTATGACACAAGCAAGTAAACAATCAGATGTAAAACAAATGTGGCCTTCAGCAGATTCTGTTGATATGGTCAACAGTCCACCACACTACAATCAGACAGGCATTGAGTGCATACACGCTATCTCTGCTGCCACTGACAAAGGGTTTAAGTATTACTTGCAGGGTAACATTATGAAATACCTCTGGCGTTTCGACTACAAAGATAAGCCTATAGAGGATTTGCAAAAGGCCAAGTGGTACTTGGACAAGTTAATTGAAGAGGTAATGGCAAGTGATAAGAGTTAAAATGTTTATTACAATTGACATTGACGATGAGGAGTATCCTGTACCAGCTGACGGAATGGTTGGAGAGGAATTAGAGGATGGCATCCAAGAGTATTTCTATGATATAGAAGGTGCTACTATTAGAAACATAAAAACAATTACGGAGTAACCAACATGATAAGCAATCAATTACCAACAGACTACCAAAACTTTATAGCACTTTCACGTTATGCACGATGGAAAGAGGATGAACAGCGAAGAGAAACATGGAGTGAAACTGTACAAAGATATTTTGACTACATGTCTAATCATTTACAGTCCTCTACTGGTTATAAGCTACCAGACACACTAAGAGGTGAACTAGAAGAAGCGGTACTCAATCAGTCTATCATGCCTTCTATGAGGGCATTAATGACTGCTGGGCCAGCATTGGATCGTTGTCACGTAGGTGGATACAACTGTTCCTACGTGCCTGTAGATAGCCCTCGTGCCTTCGATGAAACAATGTATATTCTTATGTGTGGCACTGGCGTTGGCTTCAGCGTTGAGCGTCATTGCATTGAGAAGCTACCTATGGTTAGCGAAGAGTTCCACGATACAGATACAGTAATCAAGGTAGGTGATTCACGTCCGGGTTGGGCTAAGTCACTTAAAGAATTGATTGCTATGCTGTACACTGGACAAGTACCTAAGTTCGATGTCAGCGAAGTACGTCCTGCTGGCGCACGGCTAAAGACTTTTGGTGGTCGTGCATCAGGCCCACAGCCCCTTGTAGAACTATTTGAGTTTTGTATTCAAAAGTTCAAGGGTGCTGCTGGACGTAGGCTATACCCAATTGAATGTCACGACATCATGTGTAAGATTGGTGAGGTTGTAGTTGTAGGTGGTGTACGCCGTAGCGCATTGATTTCATTGTCTAATCTCAATGATGACCAGATGGCACATGCTAAGTCAGGTCAGTGGTGGGAGAACGAAGGGCAACGTGCGTTGGCTAATAACTCTGTGGCGTACAAGACTAAGCCTGAGATGGGTACATTCATGCGTGAGTGGTTGTCTTTGTATGACAGCAAGTCAGGTGAGCGTGGCATCTTTAATCGTCAGTCAGCTAAGAAGCAGGCAGCTAAGAATGGTAGACGTGATGTTGAGCATGACTTCGGTTGCAACCCTTGCAGTGAAATCATTTTACGTCCATATCAGTTCTGCAATTTATCAGAGGTAGTTGTACGTGAGAATGATACAGTAGAAACTCTCAAAGAAAAGGTACGCCTTGCCACTATTCTTGGTACATTCCAAGCAACTCTGACTAACTTCCGTTATCTGCGCAAGATTTGGCAGAAGAACACAGAGGAAGAACGGTTGCTGGGTGTGTCACTTACAGGCATCATGGACAATGAACTGACAGCCACTGCAGGTGGTAAGTTGGAAACAGTGCTTGAGTTGTTACGTGCTGTAGCTGTTGAATCTAACAAGGCTATGGCTAAACAGCTTAAGATACCACAGTCAACTGCTGTCACTTGTGTCAAGCCTAGTGGTACAGTATCACAGCTTACTGATGCAGCCAGTGGTATTCACGCTCGTCACAATCCATACTACATTCGTACAGTACGTGGTGACAATAAAGACCCACTAACACAGTTCCTTATTTCACAGGGAATCCCTGCTGAACCTGATGTAATGAAACCCGACTCAACAACAGTGTTCAGCTTCCCTATGAAGTCACCTAAGAACGCAGTAACTCGTACCGAAATGACAGCTATTGAGCAGCTTAAACTATGGCTGACTTACCAGCGGCATTGGTGCGAACATAAGCCTAGCGTAACAATTTCTGTGAAGGAAAATGAATGGATGAGCGTAGGCTCTTGGGTGTATGAACATTTTGATGAGGTATCTGGTATCAGCTTCCTGCCATTCAGTGAGCATACATACCAACAAGCACCTTATCAGGACATTGATGAAGATAATTACAAAGAGTTCTTGACAAAGATGCCAAAGAATGTAGACTGGTCATTGTTGCAAGAGTTTGAGAAAGAGGATACAACTTCAGGTGGGCGTGAGTTAGCCTGTACTGCTGGTGTATGCGAAATAGTTGACATCGAGGCAGCATGATAGACAGTATAAATTGGCCTAATTGGTGGCAGTGGTGGTTATTGATAGCCATCACTGTCAACACAGTAATTAATGTTATCGTGTTCTTTAAGCATAGGTTTAAAAAACAGTATGTAGTGCCTAAAAAACGACATAACAAAGTTAAACAAGGTAGGCCAGAAATCAAGATAGACACTAAAAGTTTTTACAGTGATGTAAAAAAAGGATTGACAGTGCGTAAACTATCTGATAAATATAATATATCAGTGGGTAAAGCACATAACCTTAAACATAAAGAGAAGGAGAATTAAAATGAATGACGAAAAACAAATGATTACTATTGACGGTAAAGAGTACGACTATGACGAACTAGAAAACAATGAACAGTATCTAGTGAATCAGATTCGTGACTTAAATACGAAGGTTGCTCAAGCACAGTTTGGTATTGACCAGTTACGAGCAGCACAAGATGCTTTCACCAAGATGCTAGTGGCTTCGGTGAACGAACCTAAAGCTGAAGAAAGTGAAGACAGTGCGGCGTAACGGACTAAGCAAATATGATGCACCCTTACGTATTCAATTTGAGTGGGGTCAGGAAGCCTT